GCTGCTGCATCCCAATGATGCCCTGCCCCATACCGAAGCCAGTCTGGCCCAAGCCGCCAAGCTGACCAGATGCCTGCAAGCGAAGGTTTGCGGCCTGCTGTGCGGCTTGCTGGTTGGCTTGCTGTGCATCCAACGTCATGCCCTGCCCAAACTCTTGCGCCCGACCAAATGCCCCTTGGTTTGCCAACGCAGCTTGCATCTGATTGGCAACGTCCTGCTGAGATGCGCCAAGCGCAGTCTGGAAGCCCTGCTGACGAAGGCCCGCTGCAAGTTCACCGCCCTGCCGTGCGAACGCTTCGTTGGTCAGGCTTTCGGCCACGCCCTGACGCGATCCGCCAAATGCACCAGCCGCAGACGCCTGCGCACCCAGTTGGTTCATCTGCATCTGACGTTGACGCTCAAGGTCGTTCATTGACGTATCAATGACCTGTTGCGTGTAGGGGTTCATATAGGTGCCGATGCCGCCCACGGCTTGCTGCGCCGCAACTTGCTGCGGGTCATAACCAAACTGCGTGCCGACCTGCTGGCCTTGGAAGCCCATGATGTTGCGCGCGCCGCCCATTGCGTCAGTCAACGCACCAGACGCTTGCCTAAACACGTTGTTTGCCGCTGCGGAGTTGACCGCAGATGGCATTGGTGTTGGTGCAGATTGCATTACTTGCGCCGGCCTTGGAGCCATTGGCGCAGGCATCGGTGTCGGCGCTGCTGCTGCTGCTGGATTAGAACCACGGCCCATTATTTACCCCCGTCAATTTCTGTTTGGACGCGCCACTGGGCGCATAGGTGTTGTGCTACGGCTTGGCAGCGCATTGGTTATGCGGGCAATCGCCTGATTGGCTGGCCGCTCAAGAAATGGATCATATACACCGCCCGGCAGAACCGATCGCAAGCGACTGGACGCAAACGAGCTTGGTTCGCTGCGTTCGCGCGCTTGCTGAATACGCTCACGACCATCTCGATCACTGCCGCCATCTGATGGCTGGGAAACTGCTGCACCGCCACCCTTGTTGCCCAGACCGCCATCGCGCGGCCCCGTAACCGGATCAATGAACATTGCTGTAAGTGCATCAAATTGCGCAGGCGCGCGCTGCTGCAATTCGGCAAGGGCTTGGTCATAAAGCCCGCCAGAAGAATATGCGCCCATTCCGCCGTAATCCATCGCAGTCGGCATACCGGCCCCCGCAGATGTTGGCATACCCAAACCAAATGCATCAGCCGCCGCATTGATGTTACCACCAGCAGCCATCTGCATTGGCGTCATCGCGGCAACGTCTGGCCCGTAATAGGGAACATAGCCAATTTGCGCGATCTGGTCTGCGCGGGCAATATTGCCCTTGGCCGCTGACTCAAGATACTCTGGTATTTTGGTTTCGGTTGTGGTGCTGCCGCGACCCATTATTCAAACTCCTTTTCCAAGACCGTCATTACCGGCTTGTATCCGTATTTCTCAAGAACCCGCTTCCAACCATGTCGCCCCGCGATTGTCATGCTGGTGCAGCCCTGTGTCTTACTCCAAGCTACGGCGCTGTCGATCATATCAATGATTTGATCCATCTCGCCGCCAGCCAAAAAAACGTGCAGGACTTTCTTCTTTGGATATATCACAATCTCTGTGACAGCGCACCCCCTTTCGGCAGGCCACAATTGCAGCTTGCCGTCAAGAATTCGCTCAGAAACGTCATCAAACGTGTGCGTCCCGCCGCTGTATTCCAGCGCGTCATCAATCCACGGGCGGCAATGGTCAATGATATTCAAGACCTGATCCTCGTGACTGACAGAGACACAGACGGCGTGGCGGGCGCAAATGCAGTGGCAGCAAATGCTTCAAGCGATGCCGTTGTGTGATCGTTTGTTGCCCAGCAAGCCTCAAGGTAATCACCGGCGCTTACGCTAAAGATAGCGCCCTTCGTGACAGGCTTTGTTGATGTGTTGTCATGCAGGCTCGCGCGCGTTGCCCCAGATGGCACATCAACGCCGTTGATCCTCGGCCAAAACCAAAAATCAACTTGCGATCCACTTGTGCTGTAAACCTGCGCAGTGAAGGTCAGGTAATAAACGCCGCCCTCCTCAAAGATAATCCGGCTTTGGTTGGGCGATGCCCCAAGGCTAATCCCCTCGGAAAACCCAGCGGCTGGCGCGTCAAAGACAATCGGATAGGCAGTGTTAGACGCCGCTGCCGTGATGTCATTGTCCTGGGTCAGAAACCCAAAGCCATTGGCAATGACAAGCTGACGCCATTCGCCATCAAGCGACACCACTGGATACTTGTTGTCCCGATCCCACAGCAGCACGCCGTTCTCTGCCGCCGTAGCCCTTGCATCGAGCGCACCCAACTGGTCCAGCGCGCGCGCCAAATACCGGCGGATGTTTTCAGCCCATGCTTTCGCATCTGTGGTAAATGGCGGGATCACACGGCTCATCTACGACCACCGGGGACAGCATCAAGCCGCATCACGCCCACGCGCCAGTCAGCCGCAGAGTTGCCATCAACGCGCATCCGCACCTGACGCCCGGTAAACCGCATGCTCGTCGGGTTTGCCATGCTGAATGGCCCGTAACTACGCTCAGTTGCAGTTGGATAAAACCGCGTCTTAAACGTAGCCGTGACATCGCCCAGCGTTCGTTCGTCTGGGATAAACTGCTGCACGCTCATTACCTGATCGCCAGTCCCAAGCGTGATTGGCCCGCTTTCGCAGAATGGCGTAGCGCCGCTGTAGGAATAGCCCGCCTCATGCTCATATAGAACACCGTCGGCAGCGATCCACATGGGCTGACGAAACACGCCGCTGTCCACGCCTGCGGTCCGGTCAATGTCGCCAGTGGACCAGACGTTCTGCGCGTAGTCGTAGACGACATAGCGGTTGCACTCAACGCTGGCACCGCTTGGATAGAACCACCATATCTCGTTCCAGCGGCTGTTGACTAAGGCGTGAACCTTTGACCGCTGATCGGTGTTGAAGTCGCTGAAAACGTAATCGCTGACTTCGCTGGGCAATTCCTGCACGGCACCGCCGCTGTATGTGAAGAAACTGCGCGCGCCCATCCAGACAACGCCCATGTCAATCGCAACCGCCGCATTGGCCGCAATCAGGCCGCAGGACGTGCCGACACGTTCAAAGCCATAGACGAACGGCGGGCCTTGGTAAGTCGCTGTGTGGGCGTCCTGATCGGTCAGGATCAACGCCTGCCCACGGGTCCGCAGGCCGCGCAGGATTGTGCCGTTGGTCTGGATTTCGATGTCGCCAGCTTCGTTAGTCGCAAGCGGCGTCCAGACTGTGTTGTCCTCTCGATCAGAGAACGCAATCTTGCGCGGGTTTCCACCAGCACCGAAGGCGAACAGGGATCGTTCTTCTGTCACCATCAGCGCAGAACAATTCTCTGGGCTGTTGGCGATCTGCGCGGCATCTTCAGCAGAGTCTAGCTGCCACTCATACAGATTGCCGTCATCAGCCGTGCAGCCGACAAGGTATTCGCCCCAGTTATCCAGCGACCATGTGGTAGCGGGCAACAGCGTTGACGTGTCCTGACGTGGCGTGCCGTAGGTCTGGTTGCCGTAGGTGCTGGCACCGAAGCCCACAGACAACGTGGCATCCACCCGACCGGCTGTGAAGCCGACAGGCGTGATGTCAGTCACTGCATTACTAGCCGTCATGGCAAACAGCTTGTCATGCGTGCCAAGGGCCAACCGGCGGCTGTTGCTGTTGTCCTCCCACGCAAGCATTGAACGGACAAGGCCCGCAATGTCTACGCTGCCCCGCTGACGCCAACCGCCAACAGGACGCAGAGAACCCTCATGGAACCGGATCAGGTTGCCATCGCGCCACCGGCCAAGCGATTGGTATTCAGTGCCGTTGCGATACTGCCCTGCTGGGATATTGAGCGGGATAAGCGCCATTTGTGTTTCCCTTATGCAGGTTCAACGGGCCAATCGTTCTCGCCCAGATACGGGAAGTTAGCATGATCCGTGATGTCGCGCAAAGCCTGACGATAGGTAGCCCATGCTGTAGCGTTAACAGGAGCATCAGCAATCTGGGTCCAGTCACTGTCGGACAGCAGTTGGTTGCGGGTATTACGGATGTCGTCTGCTTGCTGTGCTGCCCGCTGAGAAACTTCATCTGGCGTAGCATCGGTGATGACCCATGTCTGCTGCCATTGACCGTCTACAAGGGCTGGTTGGCCTTCTGTGAGGTTCTGTGTGTGATCTACGTTGGGCCTGTCAGCCTTAGCAACAGGGTAAACACCCCAATCTGCTAACATCTCGTCAGATACACGCTTGGGAAAGCTAGTGTTTGGGTTGTCACGACGCAGGTTGCCGACCGTGTAGGGGTACTGGTTGATCTGGTCATTTGTAGTTTTGACGAACATTGTGTGTCTCCGATCTGTTCGTGGCTGTTTTAGATAAATTCAAGTTATACAGGGACTCGCCTGACGGCACGAACATAGAATGAATTGGACTTTTGGCTGGTGGCCTGACCGCCGTTACTGAAGATCTGTCTCCAAGCGTACAAGTCAGAAAACTCTGAAGAAGGCCAGTAGTTTTCTAAAGCAAAGGCTTCTGTACCTCCCTCCATGAAAGCTGTTACGGAAGTTTGACTAGGTGTCCCAGAAGTATAAGCAGCACCTGTCGGGTTACTGTTGCGATTAACACCCATTGTGTCAGCCAACAGATCGTTCCCTTCTGGGTATGTAATAGAAGACTTTGCTCTATTTGACGAGGCGTTATCTCGGGTAGTTGGTTTAAGGTTACGATAGCAAATCTCTAGTTCATCTCTGGCAGGAAGATACCAATCAGAAAAACCACCAATGGTTAGACCCTCACAAAACTGTGCCGCTGGGTAAGTAGAAGAGTTCATAGAGGCAGATGCAGCAGGGCCGTTGTTTAGTGTTTGAGTAGCTGAAGGTGCGGCAGTATTGCTAGTCTTAAATTGTTTACTTGAGCTCTCACCAGAAGACTTAGGGGCGACAATAATATAATACTCAGTCCCCCCCTCAACAATATTACCAGCATAGAAACCACCACCAAATGCCTGACCAATTTCGGTTGGACCTTTTTTGACCCCCGCAGCAGCCTGCATCATAATCCGTGCAATACTCATGCCAGCGCCGCCCCAGCCAAGAAGCCATACCAAGTCGTGCCGCCATCATGGGTAATAAAGGCGTAAATGTTTACCTCATTGCTTGCAGGAGCATCAGGCGCTTCACCCCCAGCCCAGTCAACCGAGGCAGGCCATGTGATCGTGCGGGCTGTGCTGTCTTGGACGATCTTGAGCGTGAAGCCAAAGGCGCGCCCAGAGGCAGGCGGGTTGCTGAATGTGTAGGTCACGTTCTCGGTCAGCGCATGCGTGAACACGTTGCCATCGCGGCAGTTGATCGTTGCTGCGTTGGATGTTGATGTGACCGTGGTTTCATCCTCAACAACGCCGCCGTCGAAAATCGCCACGCCGTTTGCGTCTGTCGTGACAGCCTTGCTGGCCTCAGAGGTGCCAAGCGTTGTGATGTCGAGATAGTTCAACTCAGCGGCGGTGGCCGTGACGCCGTCAAGGATGTTCAATTCAGCCGTTGTGATCGTCGCCCCGTCAAGGATGGCAAACTCAACATTGGTCACACCGCCGAGAAGCGTATCGATCGCATCCCAGTTTGCGTTCAGCTTCGTTCCCCAAGTGTCTTCAGAAGCGCCGACCTCAGGCTTTGTGAAGGTGTAATAGGTTGTTGTTCCGTCAGCCATTATGCGGCTCCCTCTCGGTAATTAGCTTCCACCCACGTTGTCGTGGGCAGCGCGATGTCATTCCATTTATACCGCGACTGGACATCTGCGCCAATCGTGATGTTGTCTTGCGCTGAGAACGGGCGAACCCGGTTGTAATACACGCCGACCGACGTTGTGATGGTCGATGCCGCAGCACCCGCAAGCGCCGAGAACCCAGCCGCAGAGGCAGATGCCGAAATAGATGCAGCTGCAGAAAACGAAATGACCTTGGTGGCAACAGCCGTTGTCGTGCTGGATATGGAAGCAGCAGCAGCGCCCTCAATGAGAACGCTGTCAATGCCGTAAAGGTCCGCAGAATAGACCCCCTGACCATATCCAGAACGAAAGGCCATCAGTTAAGCGTCACGTCAAGGTCGCCAGTCGGAATGCGGAACACGTCCCCGTCGGAGATAGCCTTGGCAACGGTCAGCGGCGTATGGATAATCATTGTGCCGCCTGTCTCTGCATCAATGATGCCGATGTGGCTTACAGTCCCCCAGTCGCCACCCGTCGCCGCAGGAAACTCAACGCCTGCGCTGTTGCTAGCCGTGTCGCCTGTGACGGTAAATGTCACCGCTGTCCGAGCATAGCCAAATCCGCTGACTTCTGTGCCTGCGCCTGTCTCGCCGGGATCGGTCGTGAACAGGCCGACATACCAAACCGTCGGTCGGGTTGCGGCTCCGGTCGTCAGCAACCACGTCAGAACCGTGGTTTCGAATGTGTTGGTTAAAGACAATGCATGTCCTCCTGATAGATTTACCGCGCAGTCTACACGAAATGCGCCAAATTAGTAAGACCGAATGCGCATACGTATGCCAGAGCCACCGAAGCGCGCACGTTCGTTGTCGTCGTTGATTGCCTGCACTGCGCCGCTGTAGAAGCCGCCAAAGACTGCAATACGGGCGTCGTCCTTGAGATATGGCGCGGCTTGAACCAAAGCCCCGTAGAGATACGCATCAGGCGCAATCTCAAGCAGCCAGTTGCTGGCGTTGCTGTCGGTCAGCTTTGGGATTTCCTCGTAATACATCAACTGGATTTCATATTCGGCATCCGGCGTGGGATATATCTCAAACGTGGTGCCGACATGCGCATAGTGGGTCGGCTTTGCTGGCGTGTTGCTTAGTTCTCGCAACTGCATCATGTCATCGAGGCTGGTCAACTCCAGCCGCGTTTCCTGATTGCCTGCAATGTGAAACCGGATTGTCTCCAGCCAGCCGTTGGGGATCTCGGAATAGCGGCTGTCGATCTGACCCGATGAACGCTGCACCATGCGGTAGTGCCTGATCTCGCGTTCCATCTGCGCCTCAGCCAAACTGATAAACGTCGGGATAACAGCCGTCAGATCATCGCGGTCAAGGAAGTCCGCAATCGTCGTTTTCAGCGCGCTGTAGCTTGCAATGCTCATTTGCTTTTCGCTGTCTTAGCAGATGCCTTGAACGCAGCCGCTGTTGGTGCGCCCTTAGTGCCTACCTTGCGCATCTTCTCGCCAGATCCAGCCTTGATGCGGGCTTTCTTGGCGGCAATGTTTGCATAAAGACCTTTTGGCATTGATGGATTTCCTTTTAAGTTTGTCGCACATTACCATACCCCAGCCCGTCACGCTAGACCGCGCAGGTTCCGTCTGATCGGTTCGTTCTTGGTTGCACTCTCACCACGGGCTGTTGGTGCGAAGACAGCCACAAGGCCAGCAGCATCGCTGTTGCTAACCAGAACCCCGTTGGCGAAATAACAGTGGTGATGGTTAACAGTCAGATCGTAAACTGGCTTCTCGCTGCCATTCCGACTTATAGCGACAACTCTTGCCGCCCCGCTGAGAAACGTAAAAGCCGCGCTTAGGCCAGAACCAAAACTTGGTGCCGCCATACTCTCTGAAAAAGCGGTCCTATACCCCGCAGCGTTTGCGTTCTCCAACTTCAGACATGACACATCCTCATTTGTGATTATCATGTCACCATACCCGATTGCATCTGCAACAAAAACGCCTTCAGTCGTAAATACTTTATGCTCTGGCGTCATTTCTAATTTGCGCCCGTCATCAAGCGTTATCTGCACTGTTTCGCAAGCTGTCTTTACCATGCCAGACCATTCAACCAATGCATATCCGGCAGGCGTTAGAACGAAGTCACCAGCCATCACATCCTTGATCTGCACCGCCCCACGGCTGGTAGAAACAATGGCGTCACCGGTTAAACACGCGTGACTAGCCCAGTCGTGATCTGGCCCCAAGCCAATCTCGCGCTTGTCGTCCCATTTCTCGTGATACCATGACAGCGCCTCACGCCCGGCAACCGTTGCGTCCTCGTTGAACCGACACTGCGGGAACATGGACCGCAGCGCGTAGATTCGCTGGACGGCAGCGCCCTTGCCTTGGTTCGGCACCACATACGTTGCGAACCCAGCCTCTCGCAGAAACTTCTCCGGCGTTACGCTGTAAACGTTGTCGTGCTTAACCCCATCGTGCGGCAGAACGCAGGTCGCATCAGCATAGTTGTTTTCACGCAGCCAATTGACGTGCGCCTCGAATGGCTGGCCGACAGCCTCGTAGTAATCCAGCCAGCGGATCTCCTCACCGACATACTGCACGATCCACATTGCCGTGGCATCCGCTGACGATGATGTTGAGCCAATGTCCCAGACCGCATAGACCTTGTTCATGCCGTGCTTGTTGTAGAACCCGATCCGGTTTTCCTTGCGCGCCACATCCAGCAGATCGGCATAATATGCCCCCTTCAACGCCCGCAGATATGCGCCTTCCCAGACGTGATCGTAGACCGCCTTGTCGAGCGTCTTTTCCTGCTGTTCACGCAGCGCCTTTAGGCCATCGGGGAAATATGGGTTGTCGCGCCAGTTGATCTCCGCTGAGAACAGGCCCGGCGGATTGTCTTGGCGGAAACGCCTGTCAACCGGGCTGCGTTCCGTCTTTGGATTCCACAGCGCCCAAATCTCGGAATTTGGCTGGCGAAACACCGTGGCCTCAAGAGCGAGCCATGACCCTTCTGGAATGTCCTCAGCTTCCTCGACAATGGTTAGATCAATCTTGGCCAGCGACTTGATGGATTGTTCGTTCCTGCGCAGACCCCGAAAGATAAACTCCGTCCCATTCGCGCCTCGGATGTAATCCACGCCGACATCGTAGTGCGCCTCAAGCCACGGGTGCGCCTCGATAGCCGCCTTGATCTCGGCGTGCATGGATTGCTTGATGCTGGCTTGAAACTCTCGGACGCACAAGATCCGCAATGGCTCTGCGTAGCCCCACACAGCGGCCATAAGAGACGCACTGAACGACTTGCCAGAATTATGGTTTACGATGCCGTTGGATAAATAATTGTTTGTCCCAAATACGTGCAAGTCCCAGTATTTAAGGCGGCTGTGCTTGCGGATGCTCTCCACCTTTGATACCTTAAAGTCACCACAACCATGAAAGGCATCAAAAGATGGAAAGCTATTCCGAACGTCGCGCCCAAAAATGCCGTGAAGCATTTTCGGGATTTCAGCCTGATTTCTCAAGCTGCCGAGACCCAGAACTGGCGCGAACGATACTTGATCTTGCACGCGAAGGGAAGACGTCTGCCCAGATAGCACAGGTGGCAGGCAAAACACCAAAGGCAATTCAGAAATTCTTTCGCCGATACGATTTCCCCAACCTGCACAACATTGAAGTGCGGAGGATGCAAGAGCAGCCAATGTGGAACGGCGGCGAGAAGCTGATGAAGGGTTACATCTATCGGCGCGTCCCAGATCACCCGAATGGGACAAAACATGGCAACTATGTCGCCGTGCATCGCTTGGTGATGGAGCGAAAACTAGGTAGGTATCTTCTTCCGACCGAAGTTGTGGATCACATTGACGGCAACATTCAGAACAATCACCCTGACAATTTGCGTGTGTTTTCCAGCAATGCGGAGCATCTTCGGGAAACCCTGAAGGGAAAGCGCCCAAATTGGAGCGCCGCCGGAAAACGTCAAATTTCTGACGGGAAGAAAGAATACTGGATCCAATGGCGAGAGAACAAAGCTCACGCCATCCGTCAGGAGTAAGAAATTTGTGCTGGTCGGTGGCGACAATGCTACGGCCATTGTCCAGCGCGACTTCAAACAAGTCCTCCTCAGTAAACTCCGTAGCTGGCGTCGCTTGGGAAACAACTATTTTCCCTTCAGACCACGAGTAAACACTGCCGCCCTTAAATTCTGAAACCTTCACTTGACCAGACGGCGTGTCAATCAATGCGTCTGGATGCAGACACCCTCGGCCACCGTAGATAGCCCGATACCGTGCAGCGCCCCTGTTTGGCGACAGGACAGGCACCAGCTTCGGCGGAAGTTTAATCGTCGCGTTTGTCATCAGCCGATGCGGCCTCGATGATTATGCGCGTCGGCGCAAGTGATCCGTCGCTGGATGTGACGTCCTGCTCTACCTTGTCGGAGTAGCCGTGCTTGGTCATCATCATCTTTGTGATAGGTGCGTTGAAAACCCCACCAAGACCGCCGCGCAGCAATTGACGCTCTTGCGTTTCGGCTATTTTGCCAAGGATGTTAGAAAACTCTTTTGTTTTGTCATTTGCCCAGACGTGGCAAGTCTCGCGGCGAACGCCAATCTCACATGCCAAACCTGCCACACTTGGCACAAGGTCGCCAACATTTTCCCATCCGCCATTGGCGTATTCCCAAGCCTTCTCGACAAGTTCTGGCGTGTAGTCTGTTGGACGTCCTGCTGGCACTTTGTTCTCCATTGTTGGCGCGATTGTAAGCGTTATCGGTATTTTTCACAAGGCTTTTGCCCCATGCTACATTCCGTCCATGCAGTTAATGGTCAGCAACAAAGCGTCTTCCTCGTCAAAGCCTGCGTCCAGATGCGCCTTGAAAAACTTAAACCGCAGTTCAGCGATGATGCGGAACGCCTCTCCGGTTTGATCTAGCATGTGCTGTGCCTGCTGGATTTCAGCCCCGAAGATTGCGCTTTCGATTATTTTCTTCGCGTCCATTTGGTTCTCCTTTGCTTGCCTGACTTGATTATGCCCGCTTATGGATTGTAAATCTATTGTTCAAACCACTGCACAAGACGGTCGGATATGTTCAGCGTATCAGCCATCTGGCCTAGATCCGATAGAGATGTGACCCATTGGGCTAGCCCCATCATGTCCGGTCTAGTCAATGCGACGTAGGTGTAAGCCTCCAGCTTGTCAGCGAAGGTCAGGCGCGGGTCGTGGTGGTCGATCACGTCAATGCCCATTTCCTGCCGTGCGATTGCTTCCCGTAGGTGCAAGAAGTGTGCCAACTGCTCGTCTTGCTTGGCCGGGCTTGGAACGTCACCGACCATCAGTTCCCCGCAATCGTGATGCAAGGCCGCGTAGAGAAGCGATGCAGATGCCGATGGAAAAAAGTAACACACAATCTGTGCCACCCTGCCGTGGTGATCTGCAAGCGTCTGGGCTGGCACATCTGGGTTGGCGTGCCAGCGGGTGACGGACCCTGATTTGTAGATTGGGTTGATCCCCACAACAGGTTGGTAGGTCATTTGGTCATTGTGCTTTCTGCATGTGCGTCACGGACAAGTTCGGTGATGTATTCAGCGACGTCAGCATATTCGTTCTTGCCGACTTCGTTGATGATCCAGTCTTGCTGATCTTTGCTTAGAACCTGCAATATGTCCCCGATGTTTCCAAATTTAATCATGTGATTTTGGAAGCGGTCTTTGACCTGCTGCCGAGGCGATGCCTTGATCTTGCGAGGCGGGACGATGCCTGCCTTGCGTGCTATGACAACAGCCCGGACAACCTTGGTGTAACCAAATCCTGTGGCCTTTTGTATCTCGGCATGGCTGCGACCCGCCCTGTGCATTTCCGCGACGATGTTGATTTCTTGCTCTGTCATGGCCGTGCCACCGGACGCAGGAACGGGATGCCTGTATTGCGGCAGTATGCGTCGACAGGCTGGCCCCAGAGTTCTTCCAACGCCTCGACCAGCGCGGGCATCTGATCGCAGACTGCGTGGGTTTTGCCGGTGATGTGTCCGACCTCCATAGAGCCTATTGCAAAGATGATTATGTATAGTGATGTCATGTCGTTTCTCCTAAATTGTCATTGCCAAGAGCATCAGGCCAGTGGCGACTATCGCTAGCGCCGCAGCCAGCGCCGTCAGCGTGCGGATTGTTTTTGCGCGGATCGTGCGCCGGATGCTAGGCGGCATGTGTCCAATCTCCATTCCATGTTTCTGTTCTTGATCTCCTCCAGCAACTCGTCAGCCTTCATGTTGCCGTGGCGCAAGCAGGTCTTGTAGCAGTTGAGCAAGTATTCATCGCCCAGCGTGTCAATCCAGATCGGCCCGTCGTGGCTGAACCATTGCCCACGGCCAACACGCTCTTGCGGGTTATTCATTGCGGCTCTCCCATAGTTTCGACACCCGCGCTTTTAGTTGTTCTTTCGCTGGGTGCCCGTTGATGTAGTCCCTGCGCGCTTGCAGGGTGGTTAAGTTAATTGCGTGTCGCGCGGCGCTGTTGATGATTGCTGCGCGGCAGGCTTGGCCATATGCGGCCTTTGTCTTGGTGTCCGGCAAGTAAACGTCGCCAGATCCGATTGCGTCACCCGTAGCCCAAGGCTTCATGGTTGGGTCTTGCGGGCGATGTAGGCAAAACGGCTTTCACCAAGGCGGCGCTGATAAAGCAAACATTCCCCGCGCTGGTGTGCAACGAAGGCGTCATACTTATGCGCCCCCGCTGCGTGTTTGCCGACGTGATACAGGATTTCGTCGCCAGCTTCGGCATTGGCAAGAACCATCTGGAACGTGCCTTTGCCTTCTGCTGTGATGTCAATCTGTGCCATCCTAAAATGGAATTTCGTCGTCAGGCACATTGGATTGCGGTGGCTGGTCATAGCCGCCCTGCTCGGACCGTTCGCCGCCGCCACCCATGAACGTCAATTCATTGACCAGCAGTTGCAGCGAACCTTTGCCCTCGTAGACGTTGACGCTGGGCTTGCCAGACAACGCCAGCTTGGAACCTTTGGTAATGTAGCTTTGCAGGCTGTCGGCCCGCTGACCAAAGATCGAACAGCTGACCCAAACGCTGTCGCGCTTGTTGCCGCCCTTGTCCTTGCCCTGATCTACGGCAATCGAAAAGCCGAGAACCGAGTCGCCGTTTTGTGTTTTGCGCAGAACCGCGTCTTTTCCGACGTTGCCTGCAATGGTCATGCTTAGCATATCATATCTCCTTTATGCCTTCCTAAAGTTGCATGTATCATAAACTGCGTCAAGCGCTTTATGCGTTCTCAAGCGTTGCGGCCGCATTATGCTTTTCCTTCAATGCATGCTCTATGCGCTGGGCATACTCTTGCCCCCCGACTTCTTTGGCTGCGAAGTATAGCGCAGAACGATACTTGCGAATCTGATCAGTCGTCACCAATCCTTCGCGCAAAAGCTGGACCGCACCTCGGCCATAAATCCAGCCGTCGCCAACAGAGTCACCGGCAGCAATGCGGCGGGCAACAATCTGGATCGCGTCTTCGCTGGCAAAGGGCTTGCCTGTGATTTCAACCGCTTCGCGTTTAGCGGTTGCGTCAAGCGCCTTAATAAAATGTGCTGGCATCGGCCATGCGCGCTGCGTGTAAGTTTTGCGAATGTGCCGGAAAGCCGTTTCGATCCGGTCACGGAAATTTTCGGGGCTTGATGATGCTGAGATAAGACCGTTCACCTCCTCTGCTATCGCCGCTATTTCCCTCATGCATCCCTCGTCGTCCAGATGTGTCGGGCGCTGATACTGGCGCAGAAAGTCGGTGATAAGCATTGTGGCCGATGCTAGGCGTGTCTGGTAACTCATTCATTTTCTCCGATAGGTGTTTCTGGATGTTGTCGTAAAAGTCTGTTGGGGAAGCTGCGGCCTCATCTAGCCATCGCTCGCCGTTAAGCCATGACGCAGGGTGCGCCGTGTATTGCTGATCTTGGCCCTGTCGCTGTCTGGCATATGCGCCCATTGCGTCGATAATGGTTTGCGGGGTGACCTTTTTGGTTGCGGCTTTCCATGCCTTGACGGCCTGCCCCTTGCCAGCCTTTCGTGGAACAACTGACCAAAAGGCTTCAAACTCGTCATCTGCAATGATGGTTCTTTTATGGTTCTTTATGGTTAATGATGGTTCGGGTGCATCTCCTGCGGGGTTTATGACATCCATATGCGGGGTTTGCGTATCCATATGCGGGGTTTCTGCATCCATCTGCGGGGGTGCATATCCTGCGGGGTGCATATCCTGCGGGGTTTTTACGGTGTAGAGGTTGCAATTCCTGCGCCCATTTCCGGTCTCTATGTGAAGCCAGCCTTGGTCCTCGAGGCGCCTAATAATGGTCTGAACGCCACGCTCCGACATGCACGTCTTGCGGCAAATCCCAGCGATGCTGGGCCAGCATTCACCCTCGTTATTGGCGTAGTCTGCAATAGCCAGAAGCACAAACCTTTCGGCCTGCTTTTCAGGTCCGGCTTCCCAGACCCTTGACATTATTTTAATGCTCAAGGGGTTCCCCTTATGTTGGGGCAGGTATTGCGCAAGGGGGCCAGCCCGTGCTATCAATAACCTGCGTTTGTTGCTACTCGCACTGTAGGCCCGCCAGCCTCAAAGATCAAGCCTCGGCCATAGATTGGTCGGGGTTTTTCTTTTCCCCAGCACCTGCTATGATACCCATGCGCTGGTCATGGGCGTAGCCGTGGTGTCCTCCTGCACCGTCTCGCGGCTTACTGGCGGGTTGAGGCATTGCTGTCTCCCCGCCGTTTCTTTGCCGCTTGGCTGAGACGATACCAGCCACCACGCATCAACACGTCGCCAGCGTCGTCCATCTCGATCAGGGTCCGCTGTACAAGATCCTGTGCAACTGGCGCACCGCCCAGCGCAGATAGATCGTCTGCAATGGTCTCGGCGCTGCCACCAGGCACAATCAACAACAGGGCTATGATCTGGTCACGCATCCCACTCTCCCAGCTTCTCTTTGACATCATCAATGGATCGCACCACGGCCCAATGCCCACCAGCGGCGATTATAGCCGCACCCACGGCCTTCTGGGCGGGGCTGGCATATCCGCCCTCCGCTTTGATCTCGAAGCCGTAGAAGTGGCCCTGATTCAGCATCATCAGATCGGGAAAGCCGACGACCATTCCCATGAATTTCTGTTTGGCAATGGCGCGGGCAATGGCCTGCCCCTTGACGTCTGTCTGGTTGGCAGAGTGATGCACCACGGCCTGCGGATATTGCAGGCGCAGGTAGCCGAGAATGGCTTGGTGGATCGGGCCTTCGAGATTGCGCCTCACTGCGGAACCCCGCGATGCTTGCCTTCAAATATGCGGCGACAAACAGCCTCGCGCACTGACGGCCTGTCCGTCACCAGATCGTCAACGGTGACGCCCAGCCCCTCGGCCAGACGAACAGCGGTCCAGATGCTTGGTGCCTGCACATGCCCAGATCGCAGCTGCGAATATGCAGGCTTGCCCATGTTGCAGCGCGCGGCCTGCTGGCCCAAGCTAACGCCTTTGGTTTTCCATGCGTCTGAGTATGCCCGCAGGTTGGCGGTGAAGATTGGTGTCGGTTCCATGTCGTTCTCCTGTGTTGTGTTCGGCTATCGTAAAATAAGTTTGCGAAGTGTGCAATATGCGCTTGCAAGAAAGTTAGTAGAACGTTAGACAGTTGTTAGACGGAACGCAAACGGGAGCAAAACATGACAATTCAATGGGCAACGCCAAACCGCAAAGGTGGCGCATCAGCTAGCAATAAATCTGGCGTATACCTTGCATCATCAAGAGCGGGCGAAGGTCGGCCAGCACAACTTTCGATTGGCATACAGGCAGACGCAATGGAAGCAATGCGCTGGGTTGTTGGTGATCGGGTTATTCTGGGCCGTGACAGTGAAACAGGCATTTTTGTTTTGTGCCTTCACCCAGACGGTTTCAAGCTGACATCGCGCAGCACGGGCAAGCGCCAAGATTCGGCAGGTCTTTGTATCGCTGCTAGCGTCAAAATGGTAACGCCATCTTTTATTGATAAAGATAAAACTCCAGCATCGGTCGCGCTTGCTAATTGCGAACTGGACGGCGCACAGTTGCGCTTTGTCCTTTATTGATCGGAGCAAAACATGACAGTCGCATCAACATACAACGGCGAAGAAATCCAAGTAGACTTCCACGCCGAAACAGAACGCAGCGACTACGGCGTGCCGGGTTCGCCTGTCTGGCATGAAGTCGATCCCGCCAGCATCGAAGTCGCGGCGCTGACTATATTGGGCATTGACGTTAAGATGACCGATTTGCCCGCACACTTGCAGCAAGCCATTATCGACTTGGCCGACGAAACAGAATTTGCATAGGAGAAACGACAATGAAAACCCTAATTGACCCCACCGCCGCAGATAAGATTGAAGCCGCGCATCCCCGCCTCCAGGCTGGCTGCTGGGGCGGCACACATACCGTTTGCATGATGTCTGCCCTTGTGAGAGGCGCGGGAGGTATCCAAGACTGCGTCACGGCTGGCTGGCCGGAATGGCTCGTTAAATTAAACGTGTGGATGTTTGACGTATATGTGGGCGCAGAATGCGAAGAAACAGCCCGCTACCAATTCGCCCTTGATGTAGCTTATGCGGTACAGGTGCCACGCGATTACGACAAAGCCCGCGACCTGTTTTTGATTGCGACCTTGGATCGCGCTAAAAAGCACGACACAGCCGGTTTATGCCAGCACGTTATTGGCTTGTTGCACCGCCGGATCGCGGGTCAGGATGTTGCGGATGCGATGACAGCCACCTTTTCCGCCGACCATGCCGCCGCCGCTATCAATGCCGCCGCCTATTCCGATGCTTATGACGCCGCCTTTTCCGCCGCCGATTCCGATGCTTATGCCGCCGCCCATGCCGCCGGCCGTGCCGCCGCCGATTCCAATGCCGCCGCCCGTGCCGCCCTTCTCGCCGCCCGTGCCGCCCGTCTCGCCGTCAATGTCGCGTCGCGCCAAAACCTGATCGCCGCGCTGAATGCGGCTTAATTAACAAAGGAGCAAAGACAATGAAAATCAAAGACATTCTCACCGACCTGATCGGTGCCATCGCAATCTTCGGGGGCGGCTACGCTTTCTTGATCTTCGGGCATGGGATGGGCTGGTAACATGACTGAGCATAAAAACATTTACATGGCTCTCTGTGCCGCACAGGCAAACATGGGCAAAGTCACCAAGGGATCGGTAAACCCTGCCTTCAAAAGCAAATATGCCGATCTGGCCGATGTCGTCTCGGTCGCTGTTCCCGCGCTCACAGAGCAAGGCATCGCGATGTATCACAGTGTGATACGCGACGAACACGGAACAGCGATGCGCACCACACTTTCACACGGGGCGACAGACACGCACATTCATTGCGACGTTCCAATGATTGTGGACAAGCAAAATATGCAGGGCATGAAGTCTGCCACGACCTATGCCAAGCGCATTGGGCTTGAGAGCGTCACAGGCATAGCTGCGGAAGATGATGATGGAAATGCCGCATTCAAAGCCCCACCTAAAGCGGAACCAAAGCCCGCACCCATCGACACAGAGGCCTCACAGAAGGCTCGCGAGTATCTGGCCGAGGCAGACAGCCTTGACGACCTCAAGGAACGCTGGTCGCGCATCCCAAAGCCTGTAGCAGCCTTGCTAGTCGTTAGCGCAGCCAAGGATGCTGCCAAGCTGAGGCTGACACACCCAGTCAATGCCGATCTGGGCGGCGACGAATTACCGTATTGAGAAAAGAAGGGACAAAAACATGACAAACGATCCACGTCTTTCCGTTGGCGGTAATAACCCGCCAGACCCCATCGACGAGGCACTGGCCCCATACAGCGAAGCCATTGACGAGGCGCAAAACTGGCTGGACGGACAGCCAATCGAAAATGCCGACCAACTCAAGGCAACCGACGCCTTGCTTAAAACCATCAAGGGCGCGCTCAAGGATTTAAACGCTGCCCGCGATGAAAGCACCAAGCCTTTGCACGAGGTTTGGAAAACAGAAATTGCGCGATGGAAACCGACCCAGGATGATCTGGATCGGATCGTCAAAGGCCTGATTGCCTGCCAAGACCCATACAAGCGCAAGCTGGCCGCTGAGAAGGAGGCAGAGAAGCGGGCAGCATGGGATGCCGCCAACAAGGCCTGCCAAGAGGCCGAGGACGCCGCCAAGGCTGCATCAGCGTCAGACATAGACGCACAGCGCGATGCCGCCCAGAAGGCCGCACAGGCGCAGCAGGCGCTTGCAGATGCCAGTGCCAAGCAGAAAGACAAGGTATTGGGGATGCGCACTGTCCACCGATACGATATTGAAGACCACCGCGCCGCCCTGCATTGGATCGCAGGCAATGACCGGGATGCAGTGACGGCTTTCATCGAGGCATATGTTGCCAAGAACCACAAAGACACTGACATCGCAGGCGTAAAACGTTGGCAGGAAAAGGAGGCGTATTGATGCACCGCAATGACATCATCGACACATTTGAGCGCATCGAACAAGCCGCAGGAGGTATTGCCAAAACAGACACATGGGAAACGCTGAACCAAACCGTCAAAGCGTTGAATATGGATCGCAAAGATGTAGTCCGGGTCATGCTGGACCATTGGACATCGCAGGGGGCTGGGTGATGCCGACAAAGATAATCCGTAACCCTGCCCACGTTGACGCGCTGGCCAATATGCTGCGGGACCGGAAGCTTCCCATCACGGTAACTTGGACACAGGGCGCGCCCCGATCCAATGCGCAGAACAGGCTGGCCCAGCGGTGGTTCACAGACATTGCCACGCAGATGGGCGATCAAACGCACGAAGATGTGCGGGCCGAATGCAAACTGCGGTTTGGCGTGCCGATCCTGCGGTCAGAGAACGAGGCTTTCCGCACATCATATGACCGCGTGTTGAAGGCGTTGCCATACGAACAGAAACTGGACGCAATCAAAGCATTTGACCTTCCGACAACCCGGCTGATGACGCAAAAGCAGATGACCGCGTTTATGGATGAAATGCAGCGCCATTGGGTCAAACAGGGCGTGCGCCTTACCGATCCAGAAGCGCTGAAATATGAACAGGAGTTCGCATGAAACCGATACTAACACCGTCTCGCTGGCGGGCATTGAAGAAACTGGAACATATAGGCGACCAGCCGTTTATCGGAACAGACGTTGGCGTGAAAGGGCCGGGTCTGGTCAGCCTAGAAGAATGCGGCTGGGTTGAACGGGTTGAAGCCCCAGACGACCAGCCGTTCATCATCGCAACGCAGGGCCACCATTGGCGCGTTACGACACCGGGCCGCGCGGCGATCGCAGCACTACCTGAAAACAAACCAAAGAGAGCATGACATGACAAACACCACACAGAACGTCACCGCCGATGAATTGCGCGCAATCGTTGAACGCATCGAACACCTGAACGCGCGGATTTCTGACGAAACCGAAGCCCGCGCAGACATTTACGTCGAAGCCAAGGGCAGCGGATACTGCGTAAAGACTATCCGCAAGATCGTGTCTCTGCGCAAAAAGCGTGCCGATGTTTTGGCCGAAGAAGATGCAATCGAAGAATTGTATCGCCAAGCCTTAGGAATGCTATGATGCGCTGGATGCTCAAGCCCATCATGGCCCCGATTGCCCGCAACAAGCTGTCTGCGCTATACGAGGAAAAGGATCGCATCGCAGCCGCCATCTACCGCGCCAAAAAGAGCAAGGCGCGGGTAACGGATCTATACGATCTGGCAAAGCAGGTGAACACGGCCTGCCATAAATGGGAAAGGTGGGTGCTTTGAACTTAACCGGTCGCGGTCCTCTTGGCTTAAAGCAACCAAAGCCGGAACGCGGCACAGCAAAGGCGCGGGCGCACATGGCCCGCGTCAAGCAGCTTCCATGCGTTATATGTGGCAAGCCCGGCCCGTCAGATGTACATCATGTGATCTGTGACCGATACGGCACGAACAAGGCCAGCGACTTTGATACCATTCCACTATGCAAAGCGCATCACCAGGACGGCCCCGAAGCGATCCACAATGGCAAGGCGTCATGGGTTGCCAGGCACGGCCCCGATCACGGGCTCCTGCCCTTAGTCGCTGAGATGCTCAGATAGGTTGTCAGACGACAACTAAGCCGTCATTCCCACTCACCAAGCTGCGCAAAAACAGAAATCATGTATCCGCGTAATTCAGCGGCAGAACCGTCGTTTCGATAGATCATGTCTGCCGTGACGCCCGCTTCTGACTTGTGGTCAATGGCCAGCACGTTGTCGCGCTCTAAGCCCAACACAACGCCGCCCAGACGCCTGATCAGATCGGCCTCATTGTCAAAGCGCACATCATCAACAACCACGTTTATTCCAGCGGCCATCGCGGTTGCAATTCTGTTGGCGGCAATATTCATCCAGAAATTGCCACCAATCATTTCGCGGCCCCACTCGGTCCCCAGCGTAATCATCGCGTGACGCGGGGTTTGCCCGCATAGAAGATCGCATGGCACTTCCTTGAGATCGCCTTCAATGTGCTGATCGGTCAGCCCAATGGCGCGCAGCATGTCCTTCAACGGCGATGCAAACTTCATGCGCACCCAGCCAGCCTCAACCAGCGCATCAGATGCAGCAGATTTGCCAGACCCGGCGCGGCCCGTGATGCCGACAAGGTGCGGCCCAGACATGGCGTCAATGTCGTGCTGTGAAATGACCATCTTAAAACCAGTGCGTAAATCGGGCGTTTTGCCCTTCATGTGGATCGTGGATAAAGCATTCAACGGCCTGTCTGTTAACATAGCCATTGCGGTCATGCCAAGAGTCAGGCGGTGACGGGCTGCGGATATATTCAATCTGCACGTTGTCACCCATTTGCGCCGCAACGCCAGACTTAATGACGGTCAGGCCGATGTGATCCTTTTCGCGGTCATGCGGCCTAACGCCTTGGGCCTTCCGGATCTTGTGATGGAAATGGTGCAAATACCAATAACGGTGTTGCGCGTCCGATACATGACTACGCGCTTCGGTCATCATCAGCGGATACAAGTCAGCTTCTTTTGCGCCGTCGCCGTGGGTCAGGCCAATCAAATTGTTCTCATATCGGTAATACTTGCGATGCATTTCAGAAAGGCTGTATTCATTGCTCTGGACGTTTGGGTGGTTGCGGAACCATGTGCCAATGCTGTTTGCCAGCGCCCAGCCCATCAACCAATCGTGATTAGACGGGCAATAGATCAAATCCACAACGTATTCAGCCGCGCAGGTTTCAATGGCTGCGATGTAAGCCGCTTGCGCATCCCTATACATTTCATGGATGCTGCCGTGGGTGTCTTGTGGGGTGCCACTTGTTGTTTGGCGCTTTGTGTTGTCAACGTGCAGGATATCATTGCCAAGAACAAACAAAACCCGCGCCACACCATGCCCGCGTGCTTTGTTCAAAAGCGCCTGCGTGCCACGCAACATGCGGTCAACGGCAGCTTGCCTGCTGTATTCATACCCCGTCTCTGATTGAACCGTCAGCTTGCCGATGTGAACGTCAGCCAGATCAATCACCAGCAGCCCACCAGAGGCCGCATGAAGCGGGTCAGCGCAATTTGCATACTGTCCCGGCTCAAGATCGGCCAAGCCGTCCCGTAGCGCGTCTATAAGGCTCTCAGTGTCCTGCTCTGGCTTCAGCAGCGTTGAATAACTTGTGCCGTCTTCTGATTTTGTTTTCGCCCAGATTAACGCAGGAACCATGCCCGTCCCGACCGCGCTCATGCTGTCACGAACCGCTGGGTCGAGATGCATCCCCAGCTTCTTTGCTTTCCCCAGCCGCGAACCGTAGGTGTAATAATTTAGCCCAGAAGCGTCAGCGGCTTTTCGAACGGATTTGCCATGCTCACGCCAAAGGTCAATCGCCTCCTGCAACAGGGCTGGGTCAATAGGTGGTGTTGGCATTTCTAGCTCCTTTCGGTGCAGGCCGCGTCCAGCATGGCCAACAGGCGCGCACCAGTCACCACCGATAAATCCCCACCATCAGCGATAAGCGCCGTTGTGTGGGCGTCTCTGGCGGCAGACGATCCGTCACAGATCGCGTTGCTTTGCACGGTCGCGCAGCCAGTCACGAACAGCGTCAGGGCTGTCAGGCACATCGGCTTTGTCCATGAGTTCACGGGTTCCAACATAGCTTTCTAGTTCCCTACGTTTTGCGGCTGCGGCCACGCTGGACCTTCCGCGCCAGTATGTTGCGGCGAAAGCGATCAAAAGTGCACCAGCCGCGGCAAGCCAAAGTTTTATGCGCAGAAGCATTCAACGCGTCCGACGCCAAAGCATGTAGCCAATGAACGCAGCGGCCACGACAACGGCTACAAGCTGCGCCGTGGGGGCCAACTGACCCAACACCGGCAGATAGTCTGCTGCAACGGCCACAGCGCCCGCTACACCGGCCCCAGCGGCTGCTTGGGCGTCCTTGTCCTCGGATAGCTTCTCAGGCTGTCGGGGCGGCTCTGTGGGCCACGATGTGGGGGATAGCGGCCAAGGCGTCCCCCAGCTACGCGGCTCTGCCGTGTCGATGTGCATGAACCCTGACTTGGGATAATAGCCGAAACCTGTAAAGCCGACCGCGCGGGCTGCAGCTTCGAACGTGTGCGGATCGTGGTTATCCATCCGGACATCAAACGCGATGCCTTCCATGTGCTTAGATGCCTTGGCCCCACCGACCTTGCGGTTATGCTCTGGCGACCGATATGCAGATGTCAGGATCAACGGCTTGCCAAGGTTGCTGCGAAGGCGTTGCAGCATATCCATTGCCTCGGTGTCTATTGTCAGCTTGCCGGTGCCTTTGCAAGCGATCTCGCGCGGGCTGAAATGATGCCAAGGCCATTCGGCGGGCGGAACCTTGCTATAGTGTGCGAATGTGCGCCTCATTTGCTGTTTCCCGACATCATTGTGTCAATGCGCCCGTTGAGCGTCTGTAACATGCCTATGATCTGTTCAAGCTGGGCGGCAGTCGCCTCGCGTTCTTCGCGCCGGGCTTGGTCGCGTGCGTTAGCCTCTGCGCGCAAAACCGCAATATCCGTTGAATGGATGCCTTGTTGCTTGTGCAGCATCCAAACCCAAATAACCGCTGGGACGATTAGATACTTTATTGCTGCGTCAATGAATGGCAGTGCTTCGTTCATGGCGTCCCCCAAGGCTGCAATGCAATCCACGCATCAATCTTTTGAATGCCGCTGTCAAAGATTACATCGCGGCTGAAATCTTCTTTCGGCAGTGAAATGTTATTGCGGCGCTCATACCAGCGATGGTCTGGCGTGTTTGGTTCATCAGCCATGTCAGAACCCCTTGACCCGGAACGCAGCGAAATCGCCGTCCATCATTTTCTTTTTGCAATAAAGGGCAAACTCTTTTGTCCCAATACCCGCACCGCACTCGGCAGACCATTGCTCGGCAATGACGAACGGGATGCGACCAGCAAGGCGAAACTTGGCGTCACCGTGCATAGACGGGGCAATGTCGGCCAGCGCCTTGTTCTCGTCGATCAGATATTTGACATCCTGCGAACGGGTGATGTGCAGCTTGCCGTCTTCTTCGATCATCTTTTCGCGGACATCATACATCGCTGGCACCCTTGCCCTTGCGTGCAACCTTGATTTCCTCGGCAAAGCCAAGATCAATCAGCGTGCGCGCATCTGCATCGGTTGCATCAACTTCGGTGCCAACTTCAAGCGAGCTACCGTTTAGCCACGGCTTGCGATCTGTTGTGATACGGATTTTGGGCATGTAATTTTCCTCAGGGGGTTAGCTGTAGCCGTTGCCCGAAAGTTACACGATTTATGGCTGCCGGTAAAGCACCTTGGATTTTTACCGGATGCCGCTATAATGAAATGGCTCCGCGCAGGACGAACTGCCGGAGCCGTGATCGAAACCGAACCAAGGAGGCTCCGATGGCCAAAGACTTACCACCTGTAGAAACATTGCGTCAACTGCTGGATTACAACGCAGAAACTGGGCTGCTGTTCTGGAAGCCGCGCCCGCGTGAAATGTTTAAAGGCAATGACCTGCGCATCTGCAACACATGGAACACGCGATACGCCGGCAAAGAAGCGCTGGGGCATGTTGACCCTCATGGATACAAGGTCGGTCACCTTGCCAGCATGGCATGCAAGGCCCACAGAGTGATTTGGAAATTAGCTTTTGGCCAAGAACCTGTGGGTCAGATTGATCATTTGAATGGCCTAAGAAACGACAACCGCATAGCAAATCTTAGGTTGGTTGACCAAGGCATCAATCAGCGCAATGCGGGGCTTAGGGCAGATAACAAGAGCGGACACGCTGGCGTCTTCATCAGCAACAATGGTAAAATACGACTCTATATTTCGGGCAAGTATCGCGGCACGTTTCCCACGATACAAAGCGCACTCGATCAACGCATTTTGCTAGAGAAAGAACTTGGCTTTACCGGGGCTAGCCGCAAAAGAAAGGGGCAGCCTATGCCGCCCCAATCATTAGTTGTTTCGTAAGAATGGCTTAGAGAGAGCCATTGATATCCGCGATCAAACCATGTGCCTTCTGGGAATCAACCTGAAGCCCATACTCGGTCGAGATCAAACGACGCTCGGCGTGGCCTGTGCGGGCCAGTGGCTTCTGCGTGACGGTCTGCAAGTATGCAACCCGTGCGTAGTTTGGATCAAGAACGAACACATCGCGGCCAGCCACGGTGCGTGTTTCCAAGAAACGTGTTGGAACGATCTGCAATTCGCCGAAGTCGGAAACGTAAAGGTCAACAGCGGCGACGATTTTCATGTCATCGACGTTCTTAAACTTGGTTGCCGAACCGGTGAAAGTTGCAGAGATCTTCTGCTTCACAGCCGAACCACACAGAACGATGGATGGCTCTGCGCCGTTGTCCCAGCACTGAGCGATCACGTTTTTCAACATGGCTTCGGTCAGGGCGCGGGGTGTGCCGTCAGTTGCAGCCGCGTTGGGATAGCCAGCGGTGGTGCCGGACAGCGTTGGGTTCGCACCGCTAGTGCCGCGATCCACGTTGGTGCGCAGGAACGCAGGCAGACCAGCAGTCACGCGGGCTGTCGTCGCATCGCCAGGAACGGCGGCTACGTTGGACAGCAGCATGACTTCCATATCGCGCTTCAGCTCTTTCAGCTTGTAGGCGATTTGTTTTGCAACAGTCTGGGCATCAGCCACGCCGTTGACTTTCTGGTTGGTGTCGGAAACTTCGACAACCTTGTCAGAAATCTGCGTGTAGTTGGCAAGGCGGACAGCGTTGGTCGGCGCATCGTTGCCGGGTGCTGCTTCACCTTCCAGCACGCGGTTTGCGGCTGGTGCTGCCAGATCGACTTCCGACCACTCAAAGTAAGTGTTCGTTGCAGTCTTGCGGCCAATGGCGCTCTGGAACGGGGTTTCGGTTGGCGAGATCGAGATCATCGCATCTTGCAAGTCCTCACGGATGGTTTTGACATCGTAGGTCTTGTTGGTGTTTGCATTCACAGCCATTTCGAGGCTCCTATATTAAGACAAGAGAAACTTAGCAACGTCATCGACGCTACCCGTGGATCGCATTCGGCCTTCAGCGACCTTGCGTTGCTTCACCTTGCCCGAACTGGTTGGCTGCTTAACGCCCGGTTTTACCATAGGGCGCGCGCGGTCAACCTTCTGTTTGATGCCATCCTTTGCCGCCATCATCTGACGGTATTTCATGGCGTCGTGCAGAACCCGAACCTGACGACTGTCAACTACCTGCGCAATCTCATCCGGCGCGAAGCCGTATTGGACACCAACGTCAATCATCGCCTTGCGAACCTGCGGACCCTTTTCGGGATCTGCAATCTCCGGCAATACTTGCGTCAGCTTGGCCATCTCCTGCTGGAGTGTATAGGCATGCGCTTGCTCTTGCATTTGTCGTTGGCGATTACTTACCGCCTCAAACTCCCCGACTTGACCCTGCCATGCTGCGACATCGTCGTCGTATTTCAGCTTGGCTTCCATGTATCCAATCGGATCTCTCTCAAAAAGATCGCGTCCGGGTGGCTTGGGCTGGGCGGGAATGCCGTCAGTTTCCAGTCGTTGGCGAAGCGTAGCAACTTGCTGTGCTTCCTGCTGCAACTGATTGTAAATTGCTTCGACCTGCTTACGGCCTTCGGCAACTTGACGCATCTGTTGCTGGATGTATTCCTGACCCGAATAGCCTCGGCGTAACTCGTCTAGGGTCACCTGCTTTTCTTCGCCATTTACCTTTACGGCATAGAGCGATTGCGCTGGCTCCTCGTCGGTCTCCTCGGCGTCCTCTGCGTCGTCATCCTCGTCGGTGTCATCGGCTTCGTCTGCCTCGTCCACCGTTTCGTCTGCTTCCTCGGCTTCCGCAACTTCCGCCTGATCGTCTTGATCGTCGGCTTCCATCACTTCGTCCTGCTCGGCAGGTTCCTGATCAAAGATCAGATTGTCCGCAACATCTTCGATGCTGCCCGTTGCAGTCGTGTTATCCACGGTGCTGCTCCCTATTCCGATGCTCCGAGATCTTGCCGTCCACTACGAACGATACAAGCTGCGTCTCCAAAGCATCTAACGCCCGGACCATCCGGTGCGCTTCCATAATCTCGTCTTGCGACGACATGGGGTGCTTGAATACCCCAATTGCTTTCCCTCTTACCATATCCAGCGCCTCGCGCAAAGTAGGATCGGCCAAAAGGCGCTCCGCGTGCTGTTTCTTCTGTTCAGCACTCATCGTGGGACACCCATTGGGTCACGCAGGGCGTTTTGTTCAGCTTTGATGGCCATTTCGTTTGCCTTCAATCCATATTTCGCCAGCAACTCGGCATTATCCAAAGCCAACTGCTGCGCCATTTTATCGCGCTCCAGATCCATGTTGGCCGACATCTCCATCATCTTGCGCTCATGGTCGGCAACCGCCTTCTGTGCGTCAAGCTGGGCGCGCTGGGCGTCGGTCTGCATACGCGCCTGCGCCTTGGCTTGTTCAACCATCATGTAGGCTTGATTGGGATCAGTCATTTGCTGCTGCTGTTGCTGCGCCTGTTGCGCCTGCATCATCATCTGCTGTTCAATCTCTGGCGACATCGGGTTGAAGTAGCGCTCTGCATTGCGGATGCCAGACGATGCCAGCATATCGGCCAGCGTGTTGCGGATACCCGTCAGCGAAACAACACCGTTGCCCGGCCCGTACTGCTGGAATATCTGCATCTGCATTCCAAGGATTTCGCGGTATGCGGCAGACTTTTCTTCTTCGCGCCCGGTGCCAAGACCCACGTTCACAGACACATCCATCGACGTATCCCAGACGCGGGGATCAACTGGTGCAAACTGGCTGTTAAGACGCATCAGCTTTTCGCCGTCAGCGTGCTTGACCGTCAGTCGCAGTATCAGGCCGAACAGGCGGCGCATACCGCCCTCGGCAAGGTTGCGTGCCATTGTCTCAATCTGGCCCGCAGCGGCTTGTATAGTGGCGCTGACAGCCACCTTGGACGTTGACTGCATGGAGTCTGGGTCAAGCCCCATGCTGGCCCGTGTGACGCCTGTCTTTTGCTCTACCAACCCGTCCATGTATTGCAGCGCACTCAGGGTCTGGCCTGCGGTAAACGGCACGGCATAAACTTCCATCATGCCCGGCGCGTCTTGGCGGATCACGGCCCCGATCTCATTGTTCAGCACGTCATCAACATCGACCTTGCCTTTGACGATACCGATGCGGGGATTGTTGACCATTGCCACGTTGTCCAGAACGCCGCGAAGAATTGACGTTGCCGTGTCTTGGTCGTCCATTGTCAGATCGGGAATAGACCGGCCCAGCATCGTGTGCGGTTCTGGGTCAATCTCAAAGATGGCATACGGGATTTCATCGCACGGCTCAACGGACAGCACCTTGTAGGCATTGCCGCCCAGAATAGCGCGGTGCAGCGTTGGGATACCCGTGCCGTCCACGTCGATGCGCATATACGCCTCAGTCACCATCACCTTCTTCATGGATGGATCAATGGCGTTTTCGTCTTCGTTGCCGTTCAGGCTGTAGCCGCGCCGGGCTTCTTCTTCGCTCTCTACGATCGTGTCATTGTCGGTGCTGCTATTGAGATTGAACACGTCGTCAAACTCAAAGCCCATCGCCACCAGATCACCGACGCGCATATCTGTCCGCTGGCCGCAGACATAGCAATCGTCAATCGTGCGGGCATTCCGGTCAAAGAAAAACTCCTCCGGCGGGATGCTGTCGATCACAATGTCGCCAGCGTATGTCGTGCGCGAAATCTTTAGATCATGCGACGTGACAGGCGGTGCGCCAAACGCCATCTCTGGCGCAACCATCGCTTCGGCTTCTGTGGTTTCCGTATGTTCAATGACCTCGACATCAGGATCAGACATCAACGCCTGAAACTGCATGTCGTTCAGGCCGCTGTAGGTGTAGATTTTGGTCTTGGTCTTTTCCTCATAATAGGCTTTGGCGATGCCCATCTTTTTGATCAGCGCATCGTGGAACACATCGGATAGGATGCGGAACCCGCCAACTTCGTTAAACTTCCAGTGAATGTAGGTCGTGGCCTGATCGGCAAACTGCACATCCTCTTGCCCGCGCGGGATAAACTCCACAAACTTGCTGGACGACAGGAAAATCCGCATCAGGCTTGGCTTGATTGACCGCACGATGTCGCGCACCTTGGTCGCTACAACCTTGCTGCGCCCGTCCTCATAGCCGATGTCTGTCTCACCGTCGAAATATCGCTGGGCCTTGATACGGCCCTCGCTGACATCGCTTTCAATAAAATCAATCGCATCCTCAACGGCAGTAGAGAAAACCGCTTGGATGTCGCTCTCGTCAAGCGGCTGCGGCCCTGTGGTCGTATCTTCTTCGTCCTCAATCACGCCAGCGTCATCAAGGATTTCCAACACTTCTTCGGGGATCAGATCTTCGGGGTCCATGTCGTGTCCTTTATTGCGGGCTGTATTCAGACTCTACAGCACGGGTCGCCGCTGGGGTAGATGCTGTGAATAGAGTTGACGCCAGAAGCCGTGAAAGCTGTTCCGTTTGCGCGTCTGTCAATTGTTGGCCCTTCATGGCGGCATCCAAAACCCGCAATGCGATAACTGCATCCGGTCCTTGTTTTTGAGTCAACGCTCGCGCGATGTCCTGATAAATCTGTTGTCGACGCCCGACAGAATATTCGCCCGTCATGCCCGTGACCGCTTGCACAAGTGCTTTCGCCGTGTTGATCGGCTCCCCCTGCGCTGCTTGGCCAATGATGCCCGGCTCGGTCATGCTTTGGATGTCAGCATCTGTGGCCTGTCGGATTTGGGTGCGCGAATTAACAGAAGTAGCGGCGCGGGTTTCCGATGCCACCATCGCCTGATCCAGCATCCCAAGCATTTCGTCAGCATCCGGCCCAAGCAACCTGCGGATCTTCTCACGGGCGTTGTCGCTGCCAGCCTCGCGCAGCAAAGCCATCGCCTGCCGGGCGTCAATGTTTGGATCGCTTGGAATGCGCCGAACGTCACCGACAAGTTGCTCAATGCGCGTGCGCAGCCCGACCTTGGCTGCATCAATCTGTGCCTGTGAAGGATTAACCCCAAGTTCTAATCCTACATCCTCAACTCGTGTGCGGGGGCTTATCAGGCGTTCACCTAATGCGAACGCATCACGCTCGGCAATCGTGTCACCGCCAATTCTGACAGCCTGTGCATACGTTCCCTGTGGTCCACCTGTTGCGTCAATAATTGCATCGCGCAGATCATTGGCCTGACGCTGGTATCGCAAACTCTGCGGCGTATCAACTGGCACAAAGCCTTCGGTATTTTTAGCGCCACGAGCCAAAGCGCCCAAAGCCTTTTTCAATTCGTCAAGCTGCCTGACATTAGGCATTTCAACAAATTGCAACGAACCATCGTCTGCGATCCGCGCCATGATCTGCATGTTGGTCATGCCACGGTCACGCATTTCTGCGTTTGCCTGCTGGATGGCTTGGTTCAAAATATCAGGCTCAATCCGCTGCGTGATAATTGTTTCAATCTGGCGACCAGAAGCATCAGCGTAATCAATTGGCGTTGAATAGGCTGCGTCATAACTTGCTGTGCGCTCTGGGGCCGACCGGCGCATGATGTCAGAAACGGCGCTTACTGGACCCTCTGCTGGTCCCCCAAGCAAGCCCGTCATGCCTGTTTCAAGGCCTTCATTGACACGGACCATGCGCTCATCAAGCGGCGTCCTGACGGCCTGTGCGGCTGCTGGGCCAGATGCACCCGTTGCATCCAACAGCGCCTGTGCAGCCACCCCAGCATCGCCCACAATGCCCTCGGCACCAGCTTGCTCTACCCGCGCAATGGCATCATTGATGTCGCCGCCCGATTGGAACGTGTTTTTAATAACGCGGGCTGCATTTGCTGAAATACCAAAGGCGGCGGCGATCTGGGCAACGTCACTGCGGCGAACCATGCCCATGACGTTTCCAGCCGCCTCGGCCACATACGGCGTTGCAGCACCCAGCACCCCACCGGTTGCGGCACCAAAGCCAGCGCCGCTCGCAGCCCCAGCCACACGGCTTTCTTGGTCAGTGCCTTCGCCAGCGCCATAAAGCCCGCCCTCGACGGCCCCCAAAGATCCACCAGCCAACAGGCCCCGTAACGCCTGCGCGCCTCTCGTGCCAGCGCCCAGAACGCCAGCAAGTGCGCCCGGAATTGCAGCGGGCAAAGCCGCAGCAGCCAAGGCGGCTGACCCAACGCCACCGGCTAGGTTCAAACCAAGCGTTTCGCCGGGCCGTTCACGTTCCATTGCGCCAGCCAAAGCACGCGTTCCAGCCTGTGCGTTTGGACCACGCAATGCCCCAACAGCCTCATCAACCATTGATCCAACGCCGGGAATGCCGCGTGCAACTTGGGTAGCCCGTGCAGCGCCAAGGTTTTCGTCAATTAACGACCGATCAATTGATGACCGCGAAATATCCCCAGCACTGGTGCCTGCCATTGCGCGCTCAACGGCTTCTGGGTCCATAGAGCTAAACCCCGGCGAAACAACATATCGCTGGCCGTTTGGGCGTTCGAACACACGGGTTGTGCCATTCCGAGAAATAACGCGCGGCATTGTCGCCAGATCAGCCTGTGCAGCCTTTTGGGCAGCTTCCTCTGGCGTGGTCGCGCGGACTTCAAAGTCCACTCCGTCACGCGATACGGGATAAATCTTTTCAACCATCAGAAAGGCTCCCCAACCGTGACGCCATTGATCGGTGGTGTAGCGGTCGTTGATGCGCCCCCACCGGCACGTTCAACTGCCCGCTGGTAAATTTCTTGCAAGTCACGCAAGCCCTCCCTAAAGGCTTCTGCACTTTGCGCCCGATTAAGCCTTGCGATAGCATTGGTGGCTGCTTGGCCTTCTCGTTCAGTAATTGCGCCGCCGCCCTTTAGGCTTTCGAATGCTTGCAAAAATGCTTGCCCTTGCAATTGTTCAATGCGCGTTACAATGTCAGTGCCAGATTGCGTCATTGCGGGCATACGGCCTTGGATCATGCCAGTAACGCCTTCAAGGCTGTCGCTTTCCAAAACGCTGTTAATTAATTGCAGGCTGTCCATTGCCGTTGCAACTTGAGTTTGCTTGTCAACCTCCGCCACCTGCGCCTCTGCTGCTGGTTCTCCGCCCGGAATGCGGCGCATTGAACGCGCCCCTGTATCTGGGTCGGTAATCAACTCAAAGCCCGGCGGGATCGTTCCAACTTCGCTGCCGGTGTTGACGTTGACGTTTGTGCCACCGCCGCCAACCTTGTTCGCTGTGCCGTCTGCCTTGAGGTTGTAAAGCCCTTCTTCAATCTGTGTGCCGGGGAACATTTCACGCATCTGCGCGGCGCTTAGGATTTGGCCACGGTCAGGCGCAGGTTCCTGCGAGTCTTGATAGGCCTTCAATGCGGCCACGGCTCCGATTGCGTCAACAAGCTGCACAAAGCGTTCTCCGCCCGGCTGCGCGCGCAGAAACTCAATGGTCTTGTTCTTGGATTGCGTATCCTGC